CACTAGAGGCAGAAATTATCTGTTTGGTAAAGGATAAAAAATTATCTGACAAGTATAAAATAACTAAGGATATTGTATCAGAAGCATATCCAGACATTCAATGGGGCGGCCGCTCTTAATTACATAACATTTATATTATGGCTGAAAAAACTGTAGAAAAAGTAACAACAGATGAGGGGCAATCAATGAGCTCATGGACACCATCAGAAAAAGAATCTTCAAAAACTAGATATGGTTGTGAAATTATGGTGGAAAATGGAACTTGGGAACAGGTTTCTACTACTGATGCTCCTAATGATGCGAAGATTGTAACCTATATTGTCGATGGTGAAAAGAGATTTGATCTTACCAGAAGTCAAAAAGAAGTTCGTATCTTTGATATGTATTATGATAAATTTGGAAAGGATTTGAAGAGTATTGTATTTGGTAATGGTAAAACCAGTCCTAAACTTTGGGGAGTCGAACTGAAAACCAAAAAGAAGAAGTGATTTCAAAAATGTTGGAAAAAATTTTCCGGAAAATTTTTGGTCCCCAGGGTTTTTGTAGTAAAAGTTACATACACGCTTGACTATATAGAGTGTAGGGTTTATAATAAACCCATCGTTCATCCCATGTTAGCACTTTTACTGGCACTCACCCTTGCCAATCATGATGATGCTAACCCTTATGGTTGGCATATCACTTGTGAAAGGTGGTTACAAAGATCTACGGAGATAAGAGCAGATCCTAATCTTGATCTTCGGACAAAGATGAATCTACTCTTTTACCTTAAATCGAAAGTTTCCGGTGAGTGTCAAGGATTGTATACATAGGACGCAAGTAAGTCGCGGAACGGAGCGTTCATCCCATGCTAGAAGCACTTCTTTATTCTGCACTCTCATGTCCAGACGCTGATGCTTTAGTAATTCGTATTCAAACTAATCGTAATCTAAATGATATGATTAGAATTGAATTAGTCGAGACTGTTAAAGATTCAGTGCCGGAGTGTTTCTGGGACGCAAACGACTGAAGGAACGGGGCGAAAATCCCTAGTATTTCAGGAGTAAAAACATGAAAAATGTTACTTATCGCGGCGTCAAATATGACGCAGAACAATTTAAGACAAAAGTTCTTGAAGAGGCAACTGCCATTCGTAACCATGAATTAATGTATCGTGGTATCAAGGTAGAGCGTAAAATTTTCGCAGGAGCTCAGTAAAATGTTAGTAGCAGAAATCTCTATTGCTATGGTAGGATTTCTCTCACTTATTTACGCCGAAATTTCCCTCCTATCAAAGGGGGAAAATGCTTAAATTCAAGTTTGAGTGGTCTCATGACATACCAAACTATGATCCAGATATTCATGATCCCGATAAAGTCTTTAGATTTTTAACGTATCGAGGAATATCTTATGCGAAATGGGTATACTTAAAATCTATGCCCATAATTTCTTCAAAAATGAATTGAGGGGAATTGCATCCCCTCTTTTTTTATGCTAAAATATGAAAAACAACTTGAATCATGGAGAAAGATAGATTAAAACTAATTGTGAGAAATCTTGAGTTGCTAGTCGATTCTTTGAAAGCAGAAGTCTACTCGGATCCAAGTTCTTACATAGATAAACGGGAAAATTTTGATGATCCCGTGCATTATTCGGATTATGATGAAGTATTCAATGATGATGATGGATACCCAGACTAGAACTAAAAAGGCAAAAGAACTTGTAAAGTTGCTTGAACGTTTAATCAAGCAAGATCATCTTTACAGTGAAGAAAACTTGAAAGAAATGAAATCACAATTACGTGCCGTAAAGCAACAAATTGCTGATTTTGAAAAAGAAAACTCAAAAGGATTTGGTAAATGAATGTAAAATTGATTAGTGTAACTCCTGATGCAGAGCAAACAATGGCATATGTTGCTCGTGTATCAAATCCCAATAACCAAGAGAATCCAAATTATTCAAAATTACTTGGATACTGTATCAAGCACAATCACTGGTCTGTATTTGAACAGGCATTTATGACTCTTGAAATTGAAACAACCAGAGGTCTAGCAGCTCAAGTGCTTCGACATCGTTCGTTTACATATCAAGAATTTTCACAGCGGTATGCAGACTCTTCTCTGCTTGCTGATCAGGTTCCAATGTTTGATATTCGTCGTCAAGACACAAAGAATCGTCAGAATTCTATTGATGATATTGATGATTTTGTCAAGCAAGAGTTTCAAATTAAGATTCGTCGCCACTTTGATGAGGCAATGGTCTTGTATCAATCTATGCTTGATGCTGGAATAGCAAAAGAGTGTGCTCGCTTTGTATTGCCTTTGGCAACTCCCACTCGAATGTATATGTCTGGTTCCGTTCGTTCATGGATTCATTACATTACTCTGCGTTCTGCTAACGGCACCCAAAAAGAGCACATGGATATTGCAGAGGCATGTAAAAAAATATTCGTAGAGCAATTTCCGACTTGTGCGGAAGCTCTGGAATGGATCTAAATACTTTTATATGATTAGGAGGTGAAATTTTGGCAACATACCCTGTAAAACATAAAGAAACTGGTGAAACAAAAGATGTTGTAATGAGCGTTCATGCCTGGGATCAGTGGAAAGAAGAAAATCCTGATTGGGAAAGATACTATACACCAGAAAATGTACCAGGAGTTGGTGAGGTTGGAGAGTGGAAAGATAAACTTGTCAATAAAAACCCTGGTTGGAATGAAGTCTTAAATAAAGCATCAAAAGCACCCGGTTCAAGAGTAAAGAAAATTTAGTATGGCTAGAAGAAAAAGAGCATCTGTCAAAGATGATCAACCAATCGGTGTTGGTCTGACTGCTAAGCAGATGAAAAGAAAAAAACCACTCAGTTCAGACTATCTGGTTGACATCGAACCATTATCTGAAAATCAAAAGAAATTGTTTGAGTCTTATCGGGACGAAAAACATATTGTTGCATATGGTTGTGCTGGCACAGGTAAAACCTTTATTACTTTATATAATGCACTTAAAGATGTCTTGAGTGAATATACACCATATGAAAGAATATATCTTGTTAGATCTCTGGTTGCAACGAGAGAGATTGGATTTCTTCCTGGATCACATGAAGATAAAGCAGATATTTACCAAATTCCTTACAAGAATATGGTTAAGTATATGTTTCAGATGCCAAGTGATGCAGATTTTGAGATGTTGTATGGTAACTTAAAAGCACAAGAAACTATTAAATTTTGGTCAACATCATTTCTTCGTGGAACCACACTCGATAATTCAATTGTTATTGTAGACGAGTTTCAAAATCTTAATTTTCATGAGTTGGACTCAATTATTACTCGTGTTGGTGAAAATACAAGAATTTGTTTCTGTGGTGATGCTCGTCAATCTGACTTGAATAAAACAAACGAGAGGAATGGTATTGTAGACTTTATGAACATATTGCGAAAAATGAATTCATTTGATATAATTGAATTTGAGATAGAAGACATTGTACGTTCTGGACTTGTCAAGGAATATCTTACGGCAAAAATCGAAGCAGGTTTTTAATGTTTAATCATGTTGATATTGATCTCCCCAAATTAGAGAGAGAAACGATTGATGGAGTAAGGTATTACTCTGTTCCTGATGAAGATGAACTTATTCGACTGGTCTCCATCACTTCGGTGACCAGTCATTTTAATAAGGAAATTTTTGTTAACTGGAGAAAGAAAGTAGGTAATGAAGAAGCAGATCGGATAACTAAACGTGCCACAAGTCGTGGAACCGATATGCACACACTTACCGAGCACTTTCTCAAAAACGATACACTTCCTAAAGTACAACCCATTTCTGACTTTTTGTTTAAAATCTCTAAACATAAGTTGAAGAATATAAATAATATTCATGCTCTGGAAGGTTCCCTATATAGTAAACAGTTAGGGATTGCGGGCACTGTCGATTGTATTGCAGAATACGAGGGTGAGTTAGCAATAATTGACTTTAAGACATCAGCAAAACCAAAACCACGAGAGTGGATCGATCACTATTTTGTACAGTGCATGGCATATGGTTGTATGCTGTACGAACTGACGGGAATTTCTGTCAAAAAACTTGTAATTATCATGGCTTGTGAAAATGGAGAATGCGTCGTCTATGAAGAGCGAGACAAATCAAAATACATCAAACTCCTCACCGAGTACATTAGAAAGTTTGTTGGAGATAAACTGGAACTCTATGGAACCTAATAAAGAACTAGAACAGGCAATCGAAAACAAATTTCTTACTCCAACCAAGTTTGCTTTGGAGATAGAAGGTATTGTCGCCAAAGAAAAGATGAATTATATTGATGCCATCTGTTTCTATTGCGAAACTAACGAACTTGATGTAGAATCAATCACGAAGCTCATTTCAAAACCTTTGAAGGAGCGTCTGAAGTGGGATGCTATT